TAAGACGACCTACTGGGATTACAGGTGAAGCAGGTGATTTTTATATTGCTTTAAGGGAACTTCAAGTTTGGATAAATGGTTCTAATGTATTACAGAGTTCAGGTTTAGAAAGTTTATTTGTAAATTGGGCGGTTGATAAAGAAGCAGATTTAGGGTCATTAGGTGGAGGGTCTCTTAATGATACTTCTAAATTATATGATAATGTTATTAGTAATGAATATGACGCTCATTCAAAAGAAGACAATTCAACCTCGGATATTGCTTTAATCATAAAAGGTTTGTCACTAACCCTTATTGAATCTATACAAGCACTCGTTTTATACAATAGAACTGGAGATTTTAATAATACAACTATTGGACTTGCTATTGAACTTTATAATTCTACACGAGACCCTACATTTACTGAAATATTAGGAACTACGAGTGTGATTACTACCGCTGTTGATGTTTATCGGTTTGACTTTCCTGATATTGCTACTTATACTGGTTTTGCAACAGGTGAAAGTTTAACTAATATTATACGAGAGGAAGATGCTACAAGCGAAGTTGTTAGTGTTGTGGGAAGTCCTACTGAAATGGAAGGTGGGTTGACATGCGATACTATCACGACAACAGGAAATGTAGATGTAGGTGGTTCTCTAATGGTGGAAGATGTGAATGTAAAAGATACTTTAACCTCCGTTCAGACACAAGTGGATGCGTTGATTAATTTCACAGGTGGAGGTGTGAATTTTAGAGCATATACTTTAAGTAGTGCTACTCAAAGCACAGGTCAAAATTTGAATTATAATATTATAGATTACGACACAGAAAATAGTTATGATACATCAAATAACATTTACACAATAGTCATAGGTGGGACTTATGTGTTTACGCTTGGTTGGTCTTCGGTAGTTGGTTCAACCGCCGTCATTAATCTTATTAGAAACAGAAACAGCGTGGAAACCATATTACAACAAAGCACAAATGGAGAAAATACAACGAACCATAATGTATTTTTCTTAACGACCATCGCAGAATGTGAAACAGGTGACGAGATTTATGCTTATTTAGATAGTGGTTCATGTAAATTAATCGCATTTAGTGAAAGTGCTCCAAATACACTCGCATCATTTAGTGGAAGCAGAATAAGTAATTAAAATATTATATCTTGAATTAATATCTAATTCTATTTATATGACCCAACGACAAGAAGTTAGATTTAAAGTATATACTAAAACAAGAAATATAATAGGAGGACAGAATACTTTTCCTCTTGACCGCATTGATTTCATTGAAGGAGATGGAACATACGATACAACTACCTATAAATATAGCGTCCAAAATGCAGGAACTTATTTATTAGGATTTTCTTGTAATTCAGAGAGTGGTGGTAATGGAAATTCAGCATATCATATTACTTTGGACAGAATTGTAGACGGTGTATCCACAAGACGAAATATAAATAGGGGACTTCTAACAATTCGTGAAAAAAATTGTTCGGTAAACTCGTGTTTTATGTATAAATTAGAAGTAGGTGATGAATTATATATTCGTGAGTGGTATGGTAGGTCATACACTGTTATAAGTTCATATACGAGCGACGACACATTGAATTCGTTTTGGGGAATAAGGTTGGATTATTAAAAAAAATAAAGTTTATAATTTTTTCTATCCTTATATTATAATGGATTATGTATTGATGAAATATTACCCTGATAATGTTTGGATTTGCGGGGACACGTATGAAAGTTTAATTTGGAAAGATAAAACAGACCCTAAACCAAGCGAAGAAGAATTAAATTTAAAATGGCAAGAATTAAAAAAGGAACATATGCGACAAGAAAGAAATCAATTATTGAAAGATTGTGATTTTAGAATTTTATCTGATTATCCAAACACCAATAAAGAAGCGTGGATTACATACAGACAAGATCTACGCAATTTACCTGAAACATGGGTAGATAAAACAACTCCTTTTCCAAGTCCGCCTGAATAAAATCCTTGTATAATATATGGAAAAACACTCTCTATCTATGATTATCAACGACTTGAGAAGCAGACGAGATGCTTTATCTTTAGCACATGAAAATCTTAAAATGGAATCCGATAACTGGAACAAGTGTGTCATCGTCGTATCCCTTATGACAGGTATGTTAGAATCCATTAAACTACGCATGGGTTGGAACTCTAACATAGCAGATTTAATTCCAATCGCTTTGTCGTCTGTCATTGCCTGTATATCTGCTTTAATCAAATTCAAAAATTTCCCCTCACAAATGGAAATACTACTACAAAGTCAATCACTATTAACTCATACGCTCACCAACGCAAGAAACGAAGATGAGATAACACCAAATTTATTAAAAGAATACCATGAATCTTTAGAGAAATTAGAAGTATCACTATATCCTGATATTCGTAAAAAGTTTTTGGTTCAATCCCATAAAAATCTTATATCTATTATGAAGCAAGAACAAAAGTATTTTAACAATATCAAAACCATCAACGAGGGGAACTACTTACCATCCAGCGATAGTTCAATTGAATCAGGTGAATTAGAATTAAAAAATAGAATAGATGAATTATAAAATTGATTTAAAGAAATACCATAAGATAATATAAGATGCCTCGTTTAGCGATGGATTATAGCAAAACCATTATATATAAGATTGTATGTAATGATTTAAGTATCAAGGACTGCTATGTAGGACATACTACAGATATGACAAAACGGAAATGGGGTCATAAATCAGTGTGTAATAATGAGAAAAATAAATCATACAATATTAAAATATATCAAATCATTCGTGAAAATGGTGGGTGGGACAATTGGACAATGGTTTTAGTAGAAAAGTTTCCTTGTAAAGACAAATATGAAGCGTGTAAAAGGGAACGAGAAGTATATGAAGAATTGGAAGCAAAAATGAATACATTTAGACCTTATATGACGAAAGAAGAACTAAAACAATATCATGAAGAATATAACAAACAATATCGTGAAGAACACAAAGAAGGAAAAAAACATTATAACAAACAATATAGACAAGAACACAAACAATATCATGAAGAATATTATCAAGAACACAAAGAAGAAAGCAAAGAATATCACAAACAATATCGTGAAGAACACAAAGAAGAACTCAAACAATATAAAAAACAATATGGCAAACGATATTATCAAGAACACAAAGCAACAATAAATGAAAAAGTAGAATGTGAATATTGTTTAAAACTATTATCAAAAAGCAATATGTCTCGTCATCATAAAACCTGTAAATCTAAACCAGTTAAGGAGTAAAACTTTTAATTCTATTTGTCAAATCCACGATAGAATTGGATAATATTTAAAAAATGAAAATTATTATGTTAGTATAGTATAAGAATGCCTAAAAAAGATGTAGTCAATAAACATGGAATGGTGGATTATTACAAAGTGATGCCAAAGAAATTCTTACTGAAGACGCACAACCCAAATTTTAAAGACCATAAATTAAACTTACCTTTTAGAATGCTTATCATAGGAGGTTCAGGGGCAGGGAAAACGCAAACGCTTATGAATTTAATTCGTGTGATGAACGGAACATTCAATAACATACACATCATAACGAAGAATAAGAAAGAACCACTTTACGAATATTTAGAAAGCAAAGTGGATATTGGATTGTCCATTACCGAAGGCATAGATTCTGCTCCAAATTTAGATGAGTTTGATAAAAAAGAGCAAAGTTTTATTGTGATGGACGATTTGGTCTTGGAAAAAAATCAGAAACAATTGGAGCAATATTTCATTCGTGCAAGAAAATTAAATTGTAGTTTGGTGTACTTGTCTCAATCTTATTTTGCTGTCCCTAAAATGATAAGAATGAATCTAAATTACCTCATCATCAAACGATTGAATACCTTACAAGATTTGTTCCGCATGATGAGGGAATATAGTTTAGGAGTGTCCAAAGATGTATTGGTAGATTTGTATCAACATTCTATACAAGATAACAAACAAGATTTTTTATTGGTAGATTTAGACAGCGAACCTAAAGACAGATTTAGATTCAACTTTTTAGACGTGTATGATTTGAATGGTATTTAAAGAAAAGAAACATAAATAATATAATGTTGGACATAACTATATTTATGCATGAATTAAAGACAAAGAATCCGAAAATTTATGCAGAATTGATAAAAAATCATTATATTAAACAATTATAAAATCCTAATATTTTTTTCTTTGGTTATATTATAATGTTTGTGGGCAATTTTACGAGTGTAGCAGACGAACGAGCAAAGAAAAAAAACCAAAAAGAGGTCTTGAAGTTGATGATTCAAAACGAAGCATTGAAAGAGCGAAAAGTGAAAGATTATCAGAATCCATTTAATCCACCTGAAGTACCTCCTCAATATAAATCAAGAGCAGAACGACGAGGAGACACAGCAAAACAAGAACAAGAAGCAATTATCAATTTACAGAGTTTGTTTGATTTTGATGTGCGAGGCATCAACCAAGTTATGAGTGATATTCGTAAAGTAAGAAACGAGGACGGTCTTATCATATTCAACGCACTTTTCCCGCAAATCCGTAATCGTATTGTCAATCAAACCAATCCCAATTTATTGACACCTGATTTTGTCAGTGATATTATTCGTGAGTTCATTATCCGTGCAGAAGATACAAATCCATTGACAAGAGTAGAAGGTGACATAGTAAGCAATGCTTTTGATGATTTGGAAGTAGAATACAATGTAGACATCATAAGTGATTTGGTGGATAAATCCATAGAGTTGGGAATGATTGTAGATAATTTAACCGATTTGAAAGGTTTAATGTATCAGATGGATTCTACGATAAAAGACATGAAATCCAATGT